ACGAACTCTAACCAACTCAAAGAACAATCCAGCAATATATTACTATATTTGATTATTCAGCGGTTTGTTAGGGAGTGTAATATTCGCCAAACGACCTATCTACCATTCGTCATACTCGATGATATCGTCGTCACCTAGATCTATGATACCACGGGGTCCGCTCGCAGTCAGGTTTAGGGACGCCACCATTCTGTCAATGTGCTCAGATAATCCTATGTCAAACTTCAATTCACTTGCTCCTAATGCTTCCTGGATTGTTGTGGGTTGATCTGACTGCAATGATTCATCTATAAGATTGCTTGTGTACCACTCGAGGCCAGAGAATAGTTTGTCTATGGAATTGTCAATGATGTGTGTCAGGTTAAGGTCACTTTGATCAGGGGCAGGAGTAGACTCTGACTGCCTCAAGTATTTATATTTAACACGTTCTCTGACTTCCAATTCATTCGAGATTGCCTCAATACTTCTGATGCATATCAATCCGTGAGCCATCATGTTATGAATTTCATCAAAGAGGTAGCTGATCAGTCGGTAGATCCGAATAGTCCTTGTGACACGAGCAGGTGCCTTCTTCCTAGAGGTCATTAGATTGTGACAATATGTTACACCGTATGCATAATTATCATCTCGTGCTGCCAGTACCAGAAGTTTGATTGCCAGTGTTAATTCCTGCTGATGTGACGACAATCTATGCCTGGGTTGTGTAGCAAGCTCACTCAATCGATCCATGATCGATCCGTGACCTGATGTGACAAATTGACGACAAAATGTATGCAGCCCCAGTACGATGTTACACCATGTCCTAATCTCCTGCAATGGATGGTGAATCTTGAAATATTTCAGCAATGATTCATCGCACTGTAATATATCTATTGACCAGATGGCGGCTCTCCGTTCTATCATCGCGTTTATGTGTTTCTCATGGAATGGTCTTGATTTCTCACTGACATTTCCTATTTGTGGAAGCGAGATGGTCGTGTAGACAGTCTGTGTGTTCACCTTGAAGAATCGCGCCTGTGTCTCAACAAGAGATTTTCCCCTGTCCTGGAGGCAGTCATATGCAAACTCCAATCTTGCGCCCTCTCCGATCTCGGATGCATACCTTTTCAAATAATACTGTTGCTCCGCCTCAATCGAGTCATCACATATCTTCTGAATGAATTGATTGCCTTTATTACCTGTGGGGATATAGAGGCTGATGGAATTCGGTTTAAAACTTTCCAATTTACTCAATCTACATGCAGGGGACAACAACCTTGAGTACGATAAGGCCATAGACTTGAATATTCTGGAATCTTTCATATCAGGACCATCCCATTGTGCCGTCTTTGATGTAGGCACTCCTATGAGATATATCTGAGAAGGTTTCATTTGACTGCTGACTGCATACGAGATATAATGATCATACGTGGAAAGATGTGCAGTTGTGATACTGTTGTATTCATGGATCGACAGGGAGTTGATACGCAAACTGTATGAGAGATTGTTCTCCTCTAAGAAGAGTAGCAAATCCAGAGAATTTCTATCCGATGCGCCGGTGAAAGAGACATCAATATGGATAAAGTCAAATTCTGTCAGGAATTTCAGTGTGGCCCCATTGAAGATATCATAATCTGGTCTGAAGTTGATTTCAGGATGATAATTTAATCTTGTGAATGTGTCTTCACGTGAGAATGAATGAACAGATAATCCAAGGTACTTTGCAGCGTAAATTCCGTCTCCTCTGCCGGCTGTTAAGTCACAGATAGACATGGTTTCATCCACAATGCCTTGTGAGAGCAGAGTGCGGAATAGAGCAAATTGTGCTCCTAATGAGTCCGATCCCGTATGGCTAGTGAAACACTCAGGAGATGCGCCTGAGACACTACATAAATGAGCATATTTGATTAAGGGAGCTGCCTGTTCTATTGTAGCTAAGGCACTCAAAGGTAGTTCGTCGAGAATGTATTCTATCTCGTCCAATGCAGGTGGAAATGCTTCCTCTCCAGTCAGCGGCGTCCAGGCCGGCATGCTGGGTAGTGTTTCGGGAACCACTATGTCTGCACATGTTGCATCAGAACAAACTGCACGTAGGCTTTCAATAATATCAGTCATCCTTGTTTCTATTATTTTTTCCACAAATTCGAATCCTAATATCATTAGTCTCACTTGAAGTTCAGGGTTTACAATCATTAAAGATAATCTTGCTAATCCTGTTTGTAAGAATTCTGATACTGAAGACTCTGTGTCGACTGTCAATTCTTGGTTGATCCTTTGTGTTTTGAAATGAAAGGTCAGTATGTATTCGTGAATTAATGATTGAGCCAGATTGAACCTATGTTCTTCGTAACTAGATAGGAGGGCCTGATACTGTGACAATCTGATAGAAAGGCGCGAAGAATGTCTTCTGTTTTGCGAAATTGCAGAAAATCTCTGTACCAATAACTGGAACTCTGTATCACTGGGTTGATTCTCTGTGATGGCATCCAGGCACTGGGTCTGAAGAGATAGCATCACCTTGTTAGCCTTGTCAACCGTCGTTATCCTGCTCCGTTGCTCCATTACAGCTACTAATCTCTGGGCTATTTCTTCTTCTTCTGTGAGTTCCAGATGTATCCTCCATTTTGGATCAATTTTGTTCAGTTTCATAATCAAGGGTTTCCAAAGGTGGGCGTCAACCGAGTCTGACTTGATGAACATGTAGTCCTTGTCTAGATCACGTGAATACCTCAAAATTATATCATTCACGTAATTTTTCCCTACTTGTTCTGCACTCAGTTCTTCTGCTAATGTTGGCATGAGTGCCCAATCATTAACATTTTCCTCATGTAGATATGAGTGTGATAGGTATCGGAATCTTGGTTTTGATAGTACGTGCCCTCTTATATCGCTATAGCACTGGAATACCTTCTTCACTTCCCATGAACTATGTTTTGGTAGTACAAATTGAACATCTTTTATGCCTGTAAGTCTGGTGAATCCATACCGAGTGACTAGCCGTCGGAGTGAATCATATTTATCTTTTATTATTGCAATGATCAATAATCTCATGCGCAAATAATCAAAATTGATGTTACTATCAACCAAACCCATCATGGTGATCAATCTCTGGCTCATCTCCGTGGTATAGTGCAAAGACCGATTCATTTCAGATCGTATGTATGTTGCTGTGCTGAATCTGATGTTTGGGATTCTATGTAATATTTCTCCACCTGTCTCAGCCGGGGCAAAATGGAATAATTCCTGAAATGTCTGTCTGGTGAGAGTAGATAGAGAGAGGTTGCAGGCTTTCAGAATATCGAGTCCTTCTAGCTCATTCTTTGGTAACGCCATCAAATTGTGTTTCATGAGGAACCATTTTGTCACTGCTACTAGCTTTGCAGCTAGGAGCTCTTCCTTGTTGCCTAACAATCTGTCATTATCTAGAAGTTCCCCCTTATAGAGGACCTCATTTCCAACTTTGGGATCATCATATACTCGGATACCATTCCGGTAATGTGTTGGTGCACACCGACGTACAGTGATTAATGCTGCCGCTAAATCCACTTCAGTGATTTTGTCATCGTACAATACTTCTTCCACTTCTATAAATGAGATCTTGGGGAACATGGTCACTTTCCGTGTAAGGAGGCATTCTATTATATCAGACTTGGCTTCAAGATTGAAAAAATATGTCCGATTGGTCATTGATCCTGCTCGAATATTCTCGATAGCTCTATGACAGAGTGAATTGCGTAGTCTAGTTATATTTTTCACCTTCGTCAGCAATCCAGAGCTAGTTTCTATTTTGCTAATCAGCAGGTCTATGAAGTGGATCGAGGTGTTTTCGTGATAGAACTGGACAATTCGTGCATGAAAATTATTTCTAAATATCTCAACAAGTTCCTGAGCGAGTCCTTCACGATCATCTGATAAATCAAACATCTCTTTGATTTTACGATTCACAGTGAACCGTCTAACCATGCTTTTGATGGATTGTTGTACGCTAGTGGTGGCAGGACAGATCCTCTGGTCGGATGGCCAGGTATTTGTGACTACTCTATCCTCCAAGGTGTTTTTGCCATCTTCCATCGTCACACTTAAAGCTGTTGACAAATATTTTAGGAAATACGTGCTGTTGCAGGAAAACTTGTGCGTCCACAGATGAAGATAGTGCAACGATTTTGACATACCAATGCTATGTCCAGATAGCATCAGATTCAAATGAAGTGAAGCACCCAAACCCCCTACTGACGTGGGTAAATACGTCCAAAAGAATAGGAGATCTTGGAGAAATTCATCATATACCTGTAAATAAAGCACCCGATCGGGGCTATCGACAAGTCTCGATTCTGCTATTCCGACACCATAGATGGAAGCTAAAGCAGTTCGCAGAAGATTGTCATTCATATGATTTGTACTCCGATTGAGATATGCTGCGATGTCGTTTTTTGCTGCTGCATATAAGGACGAGTTCTGGGTCAAATCTAGTAACGATTGTTCCTGTTTTGAATAGTAGAGTAAGTTTGATAGTTTCTCTGGTAGTTCCTGGGATGAAACCATACTGTCGTCATGAAGATGTGATAGTATCATATGAGGCATACGGCAGAGTAATAACCCCAATTTGTAATTTTTCAGATAGGCACATGCTTCATGGTGATTACTCAATTCCATGGCAGACGAGGCAGATGAACAAATACCCGAAACTTCCAGTTCGTCTGAGATCAACACTGCATTGTTACCCGCGCTAACAGAGATAAGACGTTTTAATGTCGAATCAGCTCTCACCCCATCTGCATAGTGTTGTCTCAACATGGTGATTCGATGTTTCGATAGATTTGTTTGAGAATATTTGATTGTCATTCCAAATTTTGTGCAGTGTTTCATAATTTTGGAAAATACGGATTGAATCATCGGCTCAGACGATTGTTTTATCTTTACAATTGCATTCACATCGTCAGAGTACACCATTATAGTTCTCACATCGACATCTGTCATGATCCTTAGAAGTTTCATCATGAGTGTTGTATGAAGGGTCCAAAATGGATTCAGCCACCCTTCTATACCACCATACTGACCATGAGACTCAAGGACATTGTCCAGATATTCATCGTAGTGATAAACAGTGAGTTGCGAGAAGTAATGTGCTAAATCCCCCCATCCGTCATAACCAAATAGATTCCCCAAGAACTCGGCCAATTCATGTGTATTCTCATATTGCATTGATTGGTTATGTCCTTCAATGTCTAGGAGAAGTGAATAGTTGTCAGGTTGTGATAGTTCTCGTGCTGCTTCATGAATTAGAGCCTTTCTCTTCTTGTCAGTGGGTGTCATCAATTGTTCATCGAAGTATGACAATGCTTTCTTCATACGTGCTGCTACTAAACTCAATGCATGTTTATTACTGAGCTCTCCATTAGCGAATAGTCTTGCCTCATATTTCTGTTCCCGCTCTTTTTCTATCAACCTTGCTGGATCTGACATCTCTTCTGCAGTCTCTTTCTGATGTGTTCTCCTCACGCACCGTGCTTTTGGTCGGATAGTCCTACCGGCAAAGAAATCTTTTAACTGGTAATTTTCAGTTTCAATAACTTGTAGTAGCTCTTTTCTGCTATCTCCTGGCCCGAATGAGATTTTTGATTTCAAAGCACCCTTATCTTTCGCGAACTCCAGGGGATCGTCTGTCAATGTATTATCCATGCAATTGAATATCTTGATTTCATCCCACCAGCTGAGTGGTAAGGATTCTATTCTCTGTGTGTCCGATCTACTACCATATGTTTCAAGCATCTTGACCTTTGCTGGTGGCCCTATTATTTGCGGTATCATTTTGTGCCTTTTTCTATACGCGGTGAAGAATTGAAGTTTGGCCAACCTTGTCAGATTTTTAACCGCATGATGATCAACTTGACGTTTTGTATGCACTCGTTTCAGGAATTTTAGTACACCGGCTTCAGCATTCACCTCTGCATAAAATATCAGTTTATGTAGTGCGGATATTTCCTGGAGGTGTGTGCGGGAGAGTTTGCATCCTTCTATTATAAATTTGCACAGGAAGGATTTTTCCGGGTAGACAAAACTCATTCTTCTGAGGAGACTCAGTGGTAATCCCATGTCATATGTTACTCCGGATATGATTTGATCTAGCTTCCACAGTTCCTCAATCGCTTCCAGTATAGGTTTCCAATTCATTGCAAACTCTTCGTCATAATCAGACATATTGAGTAGGAAACCTTCCAATGTTTTCATGAAATCGACCTGTTCTTTGTGGTGACCCTCGTGTTCTGCGAATTCTATCATCAGCTTGAACATTTCTATGGCCCACGCATACTCTTCGCAATTCTTCAATACGTCTAGATTGTTCAATATATCGGCTATCGTAAATATATAATCAAGATATGATGTTGGGCCACAGAACCAATAATTCAGAACTTCATGATACATCCTGAAATGACCACCGCAGGCCATTATACAAAAACGATTTGACTTCCGATTTGACTGGTATATATATACACCGTTGGAGAACATTGTATACGTTGCTTCATCACCAGAGGTCTGGACTCCTTTCACGTTGAACAATGGAAAATTGGATTCTTTTGCGATATGCACCCGTAACCGTTGAATCATAATGATAAAAGAAGTATACTTTGAGACATTGGACACTGCGACTTCAAATGGGATATCATCATTTGCACTAATTGAGAGGTCATGTTTTGTTGCACGCTTTGCAAATGACAATGTCGCTAGATTGATAAGATCTTCTCGATGCGAATATGATTGGCGCCCACATCGCTTCAAGGAATCCATATCAAATCGAAGTTCCCCACTAGGGATTACTTCTGCCTTGACACAATCTCCAAAGACTTTGTTCAGTGTGGTGAGTTGTGAGTAATGGTGACCATGGATAATATCTTTGTCCCCTGCAAATGTTCCCTTACACAATTCATGCAATTCTTTCGGATAAGGTATTAAAGGACTAGACAACCGTGCTGGCAAGCGGACATCCGTGGGTTTTGAGACAAACGACTCCTTCTTTTTCAATGGCATGTCCATGATTTCTATCTCGGGGACGACATACTTCACGCTTGCATCCTCTAAGGAAGCAGCTTGGAGATGTTTCTCCAATTGAGGGGATAAATATTCTCGATAAGGTGATTCTTTAAGAATTTGGTAGTAGGCCATGATCAGTTTTAGGATTTGATGAGTCGGAGATGGTTTTTTTACTGGGTGTTCAACATTGTTTGTCCGTACAAGAGATATGTTATTAATACTCCCCCCAGTTCCCAGCATTCCTGTTTTGACGAAACTCCTCTAAATCAGCCGCTACGTATAACAAGAACATGGTATAAGGATATCTACGGTTTCGGTGCTTGATATCAAAGCTACGAACCTGAATAGTGCTGTTTTGAGCAAGTCCGACTGCTATAAGGTTGTCATCGATTAAATTTCTGAAATACATATTATGTTCGACATAGTACATTCTGCTTTTCCTCTTTAGTTCATTCATCAATGAGACAACATTGATGGTCAAAGGTAGGCATTCGGTATCGAACACCTCGAATTCAATAATCAACTCGTCCCAGTCTCTGCTGAAGTCACGGCGAAGTGTACAATTGATCGTTTCTCCAGTGATTCCTGTGACTTGGATGGTCTCCATGTTGTAATAATATGGCTGAGTTAATAAGATGTCTATTATGTTGTTCAATCTGGGTTTTTATAAAGAAAACGAATCAGAGATCAATGTATTGTGTATATTGTGCATATTGAATAGAATAGTACTACTCAGGATTCTCAACAGGGAGTGTAGACATCCAGGTTCTGATAACATCCTGGAGGTGAGATTCAACCTCAATATTGGTGTCAAAGTAATGAACGTCTGGTCCTGTCAATTTCGCATAGTCGCAATCTTTGGTAGATTTACCTCTCTTCTTCAAATTCTCGCTCCATTGATGTTCAGTCAATTGTACCTTCGTCAGCAAAATACTTCCGAGCAACTGACCGACAGTGTCAGAGGGGACCATGACAATCCAGAGATTCCCTACTAATCTGGAAAGGATGCGATTTGCCCACTGACGGTCGTATTCTACCCAGTTTCCAGTTTCCCTGGCCATTGTTCTCAAGAAAGATAATTCTGCATCCCCTCTGTAGTTGTAGATGGTATCAGCTTCTACCAGGCCAGGTACTTTGTTGTGATAATGGCTCTTGCCGTGACCAGGTGGCATGACAATGTGGGCAATGTATATCATTTTTGGAATGCTGGAG